AACACCGTAAAGCCACAAAAAAATTGGAGCTTATAGAAAAGTATAATAACGAAGAATATAAGAAGATCAAGGCTAACGTTCTAGCACAAAAGCGTCTCGATAAAATATGAACCATAGAATAAATCTGAAATCTGTGGCATTTCAGATTTATTTTTATTTACTCAATTTGCATTGAATAGAAAAAGATAAAATCATGCATTTTTTGTGAAAATACAAAAACGTTTAATTGGAATAGGCGCTCTACTACCTCTAAGTTTCCCTAGAGGGATGGACTGTATCTTAACCCGACTCTGGCTGCTTAGGCCTTCATCATCGAGCGACTACCGTTCAGTCTCTGACGGCTAACCGTAGACTAGCAATTACAAATCGTCTTTAGGTTATTACCATGCGGATTGCCCAATCCTTAACATTATTACTATACCGGAGTTCTATTCTCCGCCATATACTGGTTTCCCAAGTATACTTAGTAGTTAAGGCTCTAAGGGTGTCCCCGAACAACAAGTAGTCTTGCAAGCTCTTACAAGCTCACTAACAACAGGCTATTAATGCAGGAGCCAAATCGAAGTTATCCACAAACATTGCCTGCTTGTTTGTGGCGAGTTGTTTTTCTGCGCCATTGGCAAATTCTAAAAACAACTGAAGTTGTTTAAAGAACCGGACCAAAACGCCTGCCATACCGCTCATAACTCTGAGCACATTGTAGTTAACAGCGTACACACGGACTTTTGCTGTTGCAGTGCCGGCAACTGTTCCGGACGAAAGAACTAGCTGCAAAACAGCGTTGTCAATTCGCGAGAAGTTGCACGAACCGCTGGGTTGATGTTCCTCAGGTCTCAATGCAAAAGAGTACACATTGATACCGCAGTCGGGTGCGCGGGTGTGGTGCTGGTAGGGTTGAACCACGTCAAAGTAAGATCCCTCGCGCTCAGAGAAGCGGTCCTGGCCGTTGAGCTGGAGCTTGGCCGTGACGACGGGGTTCTCGCCCCAACAGTGCATGTCCAAGGCAGTCTCGGAGAGAACGAAAGTTCCGGCATCCGAGACGTACGATCCAGTTGTGGTGGTGGCATCAGCACCGAAAGCGGGGTACTGAGATGTGGCCCACTCTTGAGCAGTGGTGGCACCGCTGTTGGCATCAATAGCGCCGGCCATTTGGAAGAGACCACCGGTGGTGATAAAGTTGTTGGATCCAGCGGTCTCGGTGGGTCCACCGAAGGCGTGGATGGCGTTGGGGAGAGCATCGATGGCGTCCGTGTAGTTGAAGGGCTGGGCACCGAGGGTCTTGTAGAGTGTCATGCCACCCTCCAACGAAGAGCAATAGTCGACGTTGGCATCGGGTTGGACAACCCAAATGAGCTCCTTGCAAGGGTGGTTGAAGTTCAACTTGATCTTGTTGGAGGAAGATCCGACGGACTCGTCACCTGTGAACTGGAGCTGCTCAATGAGGTACTCGTGGGGGTTCTGTGCCATCTTGCGGCGCTCATCCGTGTCCAAGAAGACATAGTCGACGTAGAGGGAGGCGGCAACAAGGGACTGTTGGTAAGCAGATGTGCAGGACACTGTGCCGCTTGTGGCGGCGAGGGAGTTCACGGCCCACAAGCACTCACCAATGGGGCGGAAATCGATGTTGATCTTGACCTCGTGATACTGTACGAATCACTTATACCCTCCCTTTCGGGATATTTATCGGCATTCTCATTTCGATCAACTTATATATAAAATGAGAACGGAGCCGGGGTCTAGACTATATCTTAAGCCATCATAGAAGGTAATTATCCTTCTCAAGCCCATAACCATTTAGTCGTTGAACCTTCCTCTTATCCTTATCATAACGGAGTTAGAGGCTTGGCTGCGGATTGTCTACTTCAGCTATTTGCATAGCTTCATACGGGGGATTTTTACCATACCTGAGATCCTTTCTCAGCCATTGTAAACTTTCATTTACAACTTGGTACCCCAAATATTGTGTGTATTTTTTGTTAAACCGTGTCACATTAACAATGTTATTAAAGTAGTAGTGTAGTAGTAATTTGTTACTTTTTTGTCGATTTTCTGTTGCAGATAGAGGCTGTAAATTCGTCCAGTGGAAACAAATCATCACATCATTTTCATTTGTTAAATCGAAACCATTTATGGGAAGTATGTGATCAATTTGCCAATAACTTCCAAAATTATCCCAATTCATAAAAGTATCAAATCTAAATTCAATCCATTTTTTAAACCATTCTACATCGCATCCAATATACTTGGTGTAAGATGTTTTACGATTTTTCAAAAATTTGTGAATTTTACTTCTGAGCACTTCTGACATTTGAAAATGAAGATCAGTTTTTCGTTTTTCTTGGATTTTTAATTTACGTACAGGTAAGTATTCTTTTTGTTTAGTTTTAATATGCATTTTCACTTCATCGCGAGATCGATATTCCTTACGTTGTTGAAAGATTGATTCCTTATGAGTTTCTCTGTACTCTTTGTTTTTTTCAAGAAGAGTATTTTTATGTGACTCATAGTAGAGAGTATTTTTTTCTTTTATGTGATCTTTTTTTAGATCTCTATACTCTTTACGACAACTTTTGCAATCATATCTTAAACCATCGGGTGAATTTGCTAATTTACCAAAACATTCTACTACCTTTTCTTTTTTACATTTACAACATTGTTTCGACATTTTACTACCACTTATTGCACTACTTTTATATATACATACACAATATTCTTTATACGTCTTTAAGAGTTTCCCGCAATTTGGATATGTTGCTGCATTGCAGCCAAGAGCCATTAATTGGCCCTTAGCAGGATGCAACTAGCACCTGGGAATGACAAAACATTTCGTCCCGAGTCCACAACAGATTTTCCCTAAAACAGTGCTCGGATGTTTTAGGCTGGGTACTTTTCTGCCCTACAGATTTCAAGGCAATGAGGGGGAGGGCCAAGCCGGGGTTGCGGCAAAACCAAAACAAGAGGGGGATGTAGAGGGTGGTCTCAGGGAGGGCGTTGCGGGGAGCGCACACCTGGGCGGGTCCACCGGCGGCAGCACAAGGTCCGGACACGGCGGCAAAGTTGGGGTCAGTGATGTAGGTAAGGGCAGTGGTGTTACCAATCATCTTGAAGTATCCGCGCTGTTGCTCGGACGACATGGTGACCTGGTTCCAAATGTGCATCCAGTCACCGTATTGGCGGTCAATGCGCTGGCCACCAATCTCGACCTCAACCTGGGCAATGAGTTGCTCACCGATAAAGTCCAACCAGCGGGCATAGACTGTACCAGTGTTGTTCATCGACTGGTTGATCTCAGGCAAGGTGACCTGGAGGTATGTGCGGTAGCACAAATCGCCGTTACGCGAGATGGTGCAGGTCACACGGCGACCAAAATCGGCCTGGCCGGAGAAAGTCTGCTCAATGCTCTCCATGGCAAAGTTTGTGTGGCGTCTGTAAGACACCTTCCAAAAGGTGATCTCGGGGGTTCCCGTAAGGAACACGTCTTGTGCGCCGTAGGCGACCAATTGCATAAGAGCTCCTCCCATGTTTGCGGTTTTATATAGTACTAAAAGAAAATAATTTGGGGAAAAACGATTTCCAAATTATTTGATCGAACATACACTTCTATTTCAAAAACTACAAAATTAGCTGCATAATAACATTATCAAAAATTAGAGCAGCAGCTAGTATATGACACGACCATAAGATAAACAGTTTTCCTAAATATATTATCCATGAAAAGGGACATAAATCCAAGATCTTCAAAGAATATTATCGATAAACAACCCTATATGTCGAAAACTTTTATCACATTTGGAGCGGGCAGACAAAATTATTACGATGCAGGTGAGAGATTGTTGCGACAGGCAAAGAATATTGGCGTATTTGATCGATGTATCCTATATACGGATCGCAATCTAAAGGAAGACCGGCCATTTTGGCAAGAACATGGTTCATTTATAGAGAACAATCCACGTGGGTATGGGTATTGGCTGTGGAAACCCTATCTAATTAAAAAAAACATGGAACAATGCGCGAATGGTGACATAATTCTATATTGCGACTCAGGTTGCGAAATCGATCAGAAAAAAGCCGGTCTATTTCCACAATTTTTTGAAATTGCTAAACAGGACAAGATTCTTGCAACAAAAGCTGGATGTATTGAAAGACAATCGAATAAAATGGATTTATTAATTGAGTTGGGTTTGCAGGATGAATCAGTTCATTACGAGGAACAACGTCAGTCGGGAATCATATTATTTTATGTGTGTGATGAAACTCGTGATTTGGTAAATAAATGGTATACACTTGCATCAGACTACCATTTGATTGATGATAGTCCGTCGATTGCACCAAATTACGACGATTTTATAGAACATAGACACGATCAGTCTATTTTCAGTCTTTTGACAAAACAGCACTCTATTTTTAGTGATACGCAAATGACATGTGTTGAATATATCAGGAATCGATCGGGTAGATCATTTTTTAAAAATAAATATTATAAAAATGCCATAATTTTATAGAATAGAGTATAATTTGTTAGTTGTAATATCTATAAACATTTTTATTAATAGATTACTGTTTTCCATGTTCTATATTGCCTTGCTGTTTTTCAAGATAAATTTCTCCAAGTAGGATTCTTGGAACACCTCGCGTAAATTCTCGTGTTTTTTGGTAAAAATATAAGAATTTTGCCTCTTTTTAATCGTCCATCCACTATTGAGTGCATTTTGGATAAACATGATTTTATGATATTGTTTGGCTTCCATTTCAATTGATGGTTCGAGATGAATGGATACAGCACTCGTCTCACTTGACATGCTACACTATACAATCCTATTCCATAAACAAATGCCGGTTTTTCGCTAAATAACGAATTGTACACTAAACCTTTTCATAAAAACAAATATAAATATGTTGGTAGGAAATAAGATATCCAACAATTCAAACTATCATCATCATCTATCTTGAATATCTTGGCGATGAATAGCAAAAAGAGTCAACAGAAAAATCAGCAAAACAGTATCGATCAAAAACATACTGAAATGTTGGACCATTTCCATCATATTGAAACCGTTACCATTCCTGAGATGTTGAAAGAAATTGTGCATCTAAAAAAGACGGTCGAATGTCTAAAGGAAAACCAATTGGAAGAATTTCTCGATATTCGCGACCAAATCAAACAGAAATATGCCAAGATAAAAGAATTGCGTTCTTTGAAAAAGAACTATTTGTTACAGAATTCGCCGTCGATTTTCCATTATTTCGAAGAAAAACAGGATATATCCAATGGTGGCGGGAATCAAAATGTGGA